GGCGATGTTTTTAAGTCCGAGTCAAAGTTAGTAGACACAGAAGTCACTACCACCACCGCAAAAATCAGCAGCGCCAACGACGTCATAAAGAAGTACAAAAATACTTCGCTAGAGCCTATGGTTACGGCTATAGTGCCCGTTCAACCTACTGAACTAGAAGACAGGTCTAAGGTTATTGCTGTAGAGCTGAAAAACATTGTTTCTATCAACAAAGATATTACTGCTAATAATAATGCTAAGTCAAGCATGCAGAAGTATTGCGCAAAAGTTAATCGTAACATTGTAAAACCTGTTAGCAGTGTAGAGGCACTAACAAAAACACAAACTGAGTTGAGCTCTATAATTACTCAATGTGATAACTTCATCAAGAAAACAAAGAAGTTAGCTACTCACTGCCCTACTTGCTCTCAAGCAATTGACAACAGTAAAAATCTTAGCATTGTAAAAGATCAGGAAACCTTACGGAGCATTACTGCTGAACAGCTAGAGGCTATTGATGCAGAACTTGCACTAGCCACAGCAGAGTATAATGCTTATACTAATCAACGGATGAACAATGACTACTACGATAAGTATTATGAAATGTACGATCCAGATCTACCAGATATCCTGCTAGACAAAGCAACACTAGAGTCAGAAAAAGAAGCGATTGACTTAGAGATTGGATATGCCCTACAGAGTATTGAAGACGCACAATCTCATAACTTAAAGTGTGCTGCACACAATGCTAAAATCGAAGTAATCAGGGAAAATATAAAAGAAGCAAGAGAGTCTCTAGATGTTCTAGAAGCTAAACTTACCGTGCTAAATACTAGAGCTTCCACGCTAGCAGTCCTAGTAAAAACTTTTAGTAATACTGGATTAGTAGCTTACAAGATTGAGTGCTTAATCAAGGATCTAGAGTCTTCAATCAACCACTACCTAACAGAACTTAGTTCTGGTCGCTTTCAGGTTTACTTTAAGATTGTTACTGGTGACAAACTAAATGTGGTTGTAGCCGACAACGGCGTAGACATAGACATTTTAGCACTATCAGGTGGCGAACGAGCACGTATCAACTGTGCAACACTATTTGGTATTAGGCGATTGCTACAAAGCCTAAGCAACTCCACAATTAATCTGTTAGTACTAGACGAGACCATTGAAAGCCTAGATCTAGATGGCAAAGAAAAGTTAATAGAGTGCTTAATCAATGAAACCTATCTAAACACCTTTATTATTTCTCATGGATTTCAACATCCGTTACTAGAGAAAATTCAGGTTAGCAAGGTTTCCAACATATCTAGGATAGAATAATGGTAGTAGACTCCAGAGCCAAAGGTGCTAGAGCAGAAACAGTAATAAGAGACCAGTTAAGAAAACTTACGGGTCTCAAGTGGGAACGAGTACCGGGTTCTGGAGCACTAGATGAAAAGCATGGTTTAAAAGGAGACCTTTACGTACCAAACGAAAAGAACCTTTATGCCGTAGAGGCTAAGCACTACGCAGAAGACCATATGACCAGCCAAGTACTTACTTCGAAGTCGCCTCAGCTTATTGCGTGGTGGTCTCAGGCTATACGTCAAGGTATTCAGGTTAGTAAGAAACCAATCCTAATTTTTAAGCATGATCGCAGCAAGACCTTTGTTGCGTACATAGACATGCCAACCACAAACTACCGATACTTTTTTGTAAATACTGAGGAACATGAGTTTTATGTTTCCACCTTGGAAGATTACATTAAATTTGAGAAACCAAAATTTATAGCTTGACTTTACTAGTCGATCGTGATATAATAGAAAGTCAACTTAAGTACAACATGGCCAAAACATTCCAAAAACTAGCGTCCACTGATCCACGCACAGTAATGATACTAGACTCACTAAATCTTGCTTTTCGCTGGAAGCACAGTGGTGAAACAGACTTTCTAGAAGCCTACATTAAAACAGTAGAAAGTCTGCGTAAGTCCTACAACTGTGGCAAAGTAATTATTGCTTGTGATAAGGGATCGAGTAGTTATCGCAAACGTATTTATGACGACTACAAGCAAAACCGCAAAGATAAACAAGCCCTGTCAACCCCAGAAGAACAAGCCGCTTTTGAGCGATTCTTTGAGGAATTTATGAGAGTAATTGACAACTTTGCAGAAACCACTAACTATCCAGTTTTTCGTTTTGACAAGGTCGAGGCAGACGACGTAGCAGCCTACATTGTCAAACATCGTAGAGACTTTAATATAGACAATGTAGTACTAGTCTCCAGTGACCGAGACTGGGATCTGCTAGTAGCACCTGACGTTATGCGCTTTTCCTACGTAACGCGAAAAGAAGTCACGTGGGATAACTACCATGAGCATTATGAATGGACACCTGAACAATACATTTCAATCAAGTGTTTACAGGGTGACGCGGGTGATAACGTGCCCGGTGTTCCAGGCATAGGGCCAAAGAAAGCAATGGCACTAATACAGCAATACGAAACAACTTACGATATTATTGCTAGCCTGCCAATCAACAGTAAATACAAGTACATACAAAACTTAAATGACTTCGGTGGTGATCGTTTGATCCTAAACTATCAACTAATGGATTTGCTAGAGTTTTGTGAAGAAGCAATCGGTGTTGAAAACATTGACACCATTAATAACACCTTAGAGGAGTACCTAAATGAATCTTAAAATCAGACTAACAGAAAAAGATCTGATGCCAACTAGAGCAAACCCAAACGATGCAGGTTTAGATTTGCGTGCTGCCGAATCCAAACTAATCCGGTCTGCTACACCGACACTTATTGATACTGGAGTCTCAGTTCAGATTCCTAAAAACCATGTAGGCCTAGTGTTTTCTCGATCAGGACTAGCAAAACACGGTATCACGCTAACTAACTCTGTTGGTGTAATCGACAGCGACTACCGCGGTAATATCAAAGTTTCTCTAATCTGTAACGTAGATAACGATCGCGATATTTTTATTAATAGAGGTGAGCGTATTGCTCAGCTAGTTATTGTGCCTATTGTACTACCAGAAGTACAAATAGTAGATGAAGATGATGAAGAATGGTTAAATACGGCCCGTGGAACGGGTGGTTTTGGTAGCACAGGAAAAGCCTAATGACAAGTACAAGAGCACACGTAATTACACGCAGAACATACAATCGACCAGTCAATGATGCTGGTACAGTATTCGAAACTTGGGCAGAAACAGTAGCACGAGTTATTGACCACCAACAGTGGCTATGGGAACGGGCCGCTGATCGAGAACTAGACGACTTTGAATACGCAGAACTCTACGATCTAGAACAGCTAATGTTAGATCGTAAAGTATCAATGTCTGGACGAACACTCTGGCTAGGTGGTACTACGGTTGCTAAGACTCGCGAAGCATCCCAGTTTAACTGTAGTTTTACAAATGTAGAAACTATTTACGACATTGTAGATTGCTTATGGCTGTTGTTACAAGGTTGTGGCGTTGGATTCAAGCCAATTGTTGGCACACTAAATGGGTTCTCAAAACCTATTCGTAATATTAAGGTTGTGCACTCAACCCGCACTGAAAAGGGCGGTCTAGAACATAACGTAGAAACTTATGACCAACTAACACGCACTTGGACAATTCAAGTTGGAGATTCAGCCGAGGCATGGGCTAAATCAGTTGGTAAACTAATGGCGGGTAAGTATACCGCCGATACACTTGTTCTAGATTTTTCACAGCTAAGGCCTGCGGGCGAAAGGTTAAAAGGATATGGATGGATTAGTTCAGGCGATGGAGCTATCTCAACAGCTTATGTTGCAATCGCTAACATTCTTAATGGTCGAGCCGATAGTCTCCTTACTCGTATGGATATTCTCGATATCGTTAATTGGCTGGGGACTATTCTTAGCAGCCGCCGCAGCGCTGAAATTGCACTGTTTGAATACGACCAACCGGAATGGGAAGAGTTCGCAGTAGCTAAAAAGGACTGGTGGTTGTATAATAACGCACACCGCCAACAGTCAAATAATAGTCTAGTATTTCGTAAAAAGCCAAGTCACGTAGAACTAACTAAGCTTTTTGCTACTATGGAAGCAGCCGGGGGTTCTGAGCCCGGTTTTATTAACGCTCAAGAAGCACTTCGTCGTGCTCCTTGGTTCAATGGGTGTAATCCTTGTGTTGAAATTCTATTGGGAAACAAAAGTTTCTGCAACCTTACTGAAACCGATATTGGTAAGTTCAAAGGAGATACAGCAGGCCTTCATGAAGCAATCCGCCTTGCTGCTAGAGCTAACTATCGCCAAACCTGCGTCAATCTAAAAGACGGTATTCTACAAGAAGCTTGGCATATCAACAACTACTTCCTGCGTCTTTGTGGTGTAGGACTTACTGGCATTGCTAAGCGTCCTGACATGACTGGCTATGATTACGAGTACTTAAAGCGTACTGCTACGTCAGCAGCCATCGGCATGGCTGAGGAGCTTGACCTACCAATGCCAAAGAACGTTACTTGCGTTAAGCCTTCGGGTACGCTTAGTAAGATCATGGATACTACCGAAGGGGTACACAAGCCACTAGGTAAGTATATTTTCAACAATGTTCAGTTCTCAAAACACGATCCGGTAGTCGAAATTCTCAGAAATGCTAACTATAATATTTTTAATCATCCTACTGACGAATCTGGTGTACTGGTTACTTTTCCAGTAGAATGGAAGGACGTTCCTTTCCATATTCAGGACGGAAAAGAAGTAAACTTAGATACAGCAATTGACCAGCTAGAAAAGTATAAATTGATCCAGACTAGTTGGACTCAGCAAAATACTTCTGTAACAATTAGTTATGAACCACATGAGGTTCCTAGCATTGTAGACTGGTTACTAGCAAACTGGGATTGTTACGTAGGTGTGTCTTTCATCTATCGCGCAGATCCAACTAAAACAGCGAAAGACTTAGGTTATCTATACCTACCCCAAGAAGTTGTTGATGAGCCCACTTATCGTAAGTATGTTGCTCAACTACTACCAGTAAGTATTGAAGCGCTAGCCGGCTTTGATGAGATTGTAGGTGAAGAATGTGCTACAGGCGCTTGCCCAATTAAATAATATGGAAAACAAAATTTTTACACTAAAACTAACTGTGCAACAATTAAATACAATCATGTCTGCACTAGGCGAACTGCCTTTTAAAATAAGTAATGATTTAATTCAAGAAATACTTAGCCAGTTTAACTCTCAACAACCTGCTGCTGACGCAGTAGAAGTTGTAAAATAGTAAACAAAGAAAAAGCCCCCTAAACTTTTGGTTTAGGGGGCTTTTTTACTGTCAAGTTTTTGTGAACTTTACGAAGTCATCTGCTAAAATACTAATTAAATCTTTTCCATCGTCTGACTTAAAGTATTCATTGACACGATGTAGATTATTACTTATCGTTACTTGTTGCTCTTGAGATAGTGCCTGGCCGAAACTTCTACAAGCCTCGAACTTTTGTAGTGCCATTTGGACTACAGCAGGATTATTCTTTATAGCAAAAAATAACGCGTCAGGAGTAATAACGTTAAGCAAGTCAGCAAGCATATGTCAATCTCAGCTTACTCGTGTGTTAGCTGCAGTTTGTGAATTACCTGACACAGTACCGCTACCGATGTTTAGAACACCTTGCTGAATGTGCTGGTTTTGACTCCATAGAGCATTTAGCTGAGCGCCAAGAACAGCTAGTTGCTGTTGCTGTTGCTGAGCCTGCTGCTGTTGAGCAACAGCATTAGCAGTGTTTGTATTGCTAATGGTGATGTTACCCTCAACGCCGCGTAGACGGCCTTCGTTACGTAGTTCGCTAATTTCATTGGCTAGGCTAGTAATTAGGCGGCTGTCATTAGTCTTGTCGATTGACTGGATTAGTGCACGTGTCTTATCGCCATCATTAGTAATAGCTTGGTTTAGTAACCAAGAATTACGTTCTGCTTGTACTGATGCGTCTTTAGTAGCTAGAAGATTAGCAGTACCTTGTGCTACAGTAGTAGCTGCATTATCAGAGAATCCTTTTTGATTCATCTGGGTTTGCATATTTAGGTTAGCCATGATGTTGCTCTCAAATGATGAGATAGCACCGATAACTGAACCTGTACTTGCTGTAGTACGATTATTAATGTCCATCTGAGCACCGGCTAGTGCTAGTTGAAGTTGACCTTCGGCTAGTGGAACGGCTGCTTTAATATCGCCTAGACTCTGCATAATCGCAGAATTGTTAACAATCGATTCAACACCCTGAAGCGTTGCAGGAGCTCCGACGACGGCATCGTTCCCAAGACCGTTAAGACCATTGCGGCCAAATAGTGCGGTTCCTAGTAGACCGCCAACTAAACCAGCTCCAAGACCGGCTCCCATGGCTCCGCCTTGGTTGTTGCCCATGCCTGTACCGGCGAATAAATTAAGTGTATCTGTTGGTGACATTGTGTCTTCCTCGTAAGTTGATGATGCTGCTGAGTGTGCAGCAAGTTCTATGGTACTGGTAGTACCTAAATGTTCTACATTAACCATTTGGGGTTCTGTAGTCGTATTTTTTAGTTTAAAATAAACTATGTCCCCTGGCTTAACATCTAACATGTCTACAGGAGTTTGTACCTCGTTAACGAATGCTTTTACTCTTACGCCCGGAGGAAAGGTAACATTTACTTTTCCTTCAGTAACAATAGTAAATTTATTAGTACAACCGGATACCGTGCGTTCTATTGCCCACATTGTAGCCCTTTAGTTGAAGTGGTTGAAAGTATGTATAATTTTTTATACCCACAAAACTTTGTATACCAAAGTTTATGAATCTATTATATAACATATACCAACATAAGTCAATACCAAAATTATACGCTAAAACTTGTGGGGTGATAGTCGATTATAGAATTAACCACTGAGTTCCATTGTACACTACTGTTAAGGAACCATAAGGTACATTAATTACTGCTGCAACTGCACCATCAATGGTACCTGCAGTTGGTGTAATAGTAATTGGTGTTGCGGGAGCCGCTAAACCTAAGCCGTCTTTAATAACATAGGTTCTACCAGTAACGCCTACAGGTAGTGTTACTGCAACAGCAACGGGGCCAGGTACTTGTACTGAAACAACTTCATCTGTACCATTTAGTACTACGGGTGAAACAATCGCATTACGGATTGCTGATGTAATTATACCACTAGCAGAAATAGTAATAGTATTGCTGCCTGTTCCTAATGTGGGAGTTACTGTAATACCTGTGCCGGCTAAAATTCCGGTTGGGAGATTTGTATATGACATATTAACTTATCCTTGTTAAAGTGATTTTTGTACTAGCACCGGTTGGTCTAGTAGGTGTGACTCTTGCTGGTAGTGCAGTTAAAGCAGTAGTAGTATCTGCACTGCTCCAACATAATTGAATATTGCTACTGGTAGCCATATAGAGCGTAAAGTTACCAGAAGCAAAAACCTGTGCTAAGTTATTAGTGAGCTGTAAGTCCTGTGCGGACAGTGGTACATCAACACCATTATATCTCAACCAAAAACTAACAGTATCTGTACCACCAGAAGTTTTACCCACTAAAACAGTAAACATTAAAGTGTACACACCAGCATTGTCAACAGTTAGTGCATTACCTCCTGTTATGCTTATACCATTAGTAGGTCCAGAATTACTATAAGTAGCTATATTAACAGCATTTGCTACTGGATTGGTTTGCGTGCCATTACTAAAAAACCCGTAGTTTAATAGCCCTGTGCTAGCACTTACTACACCATCTGTTACTGATAGGCCCGTTCCGACTTTCAAGACACCAAAATCAGCTGCTGTTGTTATCGGCGATTTGTAACTCATACTATGCTCCAACTATAACCATTAAATACTACTGTTACACTGCCATAGGGAACATTAATAGTAGCAATACCAGCGTCCACAGTCTGCCCTGTTCCTTGAATAGTAATATTCTCAGTACCCGCATTTCCACTACAATCTTTTATTATATAAACTGTACCTAGTATGCCTACAGGCAGAGTGATAGTTACAGGTGCTATAGTTAAAACGCATAAAAAGTAGTCCGTTGATAGTGCGGTATAGTTGTCAATAATATCAGTAACAGGAACTAGGCCCGGAGTACCCGGTGGGCCGGGAGGGCCCGGTGGTCCTGGTGGTCCTGGTGGTCCTGGTGGTCCTGGTGGTCCTGGTGGTCCTGGTGGTCCTGGTGGTCCCGGTATTACAGAACCTCCAATGTTAATAATATCGTCTCCGCATCCACCAATACTTACTAGTGGGCTGGGTTCAAATAGGAAAAATCCTTGAGACTGGCTAAGTGGAAACAAGGACTGAGTTTGCATAAACGGATTAAAGGGTGAAAACATGGTTGTCCTTATTAAAAATTTTGGTACCAAAGTCAATATACCCATTATATACTTTATGGGTATATAAGTCAATACCAAAATTATATACTTGAATTTCCGGACGTAAAAAAGCCCACTAGGTCATCAACCTTAGTGGGCTTTATTTTATTATCTATTATTCATGATAGTATCACGATGGCCCTTAGACCACGTATAACCACCATCGCCACCCCATAGGTCCCAAGCAACGCGGCCTGGGCTTGGATAGCCTTCTTCACCAGAACTAAAACCAGTGGCTTGTTTGTCGACTTCGTGTCTGGAGAAGAAACTGTACATTCTTAACACGGTGGACTCAGACAAGTTCTCGCGATTTACTAGTTGATTTGCTCTAGCCAGACCTACTAGTGTACCACCACGATGGCCTTCTTTACGCCAGTCTAGAGCACGTCGGGCTGCTACAGCCATTCCCTCTGTGGGCTTGTACATCTTCACGGCTTTTTCGGTTTCACCAAAATCAACGTTAGCATTGTCTGGATCTGTACGGGGGTCTTCCCAGCTATCACAAGTACGTAGTGCTGAACAACTAATATTCCAGACAGTGCATACTGCACCTGGCATACCTTCAATGTCCGCCCAAGCAGGTGTTACAGGTAAGTCAGAAGCTTTTAGGGTACCGCCCTCACCAGTGGCTAGGCAGGTTAGGGTTTCAGGAGCATTATCGTAGTGAGCACAGTTCATACAAAGACGAGTGCGTGCTACACCTTCGGGTACTTCCCATAGTGCAGACTTTGCCGCCCAGTAAGAGTTCGAGGGTTCACGTGGATCTGCAGGACCTAGGTTAGCTTCTTTGATAGTTACTAGGTGGCTAGCTAGATTAATATACTTAAACTGTGTTGCAATCGGACAGCTATTATCCATAATTTACCTTTTGGTTTTGACTAAAGCACTATTATACAACATTGTGTATAATAGTGCAAGTACAAATTTTACTTTCTGTACGCCATAATGATTTGTTTACACATCTCACTACGTACAATGTCTTCGTCTAAGAACTCGATGACTTCCACGCCCTTGATGTTTTCCAGCCTATCGCAGGCATCGTCTAGGCCCGAGTTAGGAATATCAGCCTGCTCAGTATCTCCAGAAAAAATCATTTTGCAGTTGCGACCGATGCGGCTAAGTAACATCTTCATTTCCTCACGAGTACAGTTTTGTGCTTCGTCTACTAGCACAATACAGTCTTCAAAGGTAGTACCACGTAGGAATCCTAATGGAGTAGGCTCAATTGTTTTAGACTTTAGGGCATACTCATAAAACCCACGACCTAGTGCGTGACTGAAGATGGCGTCAAAAGGTAACAAGTAGGGAGCGTACTTCTCCTCTAGTGTGCCTGGTAGGAAGCCTAGTCCACGACCCGTTTCGATGTTTGGGCGCGTAAGGATGATTTTGTCAACCTTTTTATAAAACAGCTGCTCTGCTGCATAAGTAGCAGCAATAAAGGTTTTGCCTGTACCTGCTGAACCAATGCCAAAGATAATATCATTTGATTTAATAGCATCTAAATATGCACCCTGAATAAAGTTGAGTGGTTTTACTGATTGTATCGAAGTTTTTACTCCGTGTGAGCTGGTTGGTTTAGTAATACTATCAAACTGTTGATCACGTCTAGCTCTTTTACCGGTACTTCTGGCCATAGTGTAGGCTCCTAAGGTCATTCAAAAAATAGTGTGTACTTGCTTATTCTGGTCAATAAAACGTCCTTTACGTGGTGTCTATTAATGTCACAAGCACTACGATTTCCATATAGTGCTGCCTTACTTTTCAAACAATATAGTTCTACGTTGTTAAACCATTTTGTATGGTCACAACCAGGTGCTAGTTTACAAGCTCTACGTTCTGAGTCTAGCCCGCCCACACCGCCATTGTAAGCAGCATCTGCAAATGCTAGAGCCTCTAGATCGCTGTGGCTGTAGGGCCTGTAGTAGTTGTAGTTGTCTCGAGACTTTAAGACCACTGCTCTAATCTGTAGATCTGGGCGTGTATAGATGTTGTCCCAGCTCAGTTCGCTTAGTTCTTTTTTGTGTAGGAACCTAATTTCTTTTAGTGCATCAAATCTTAGGGTTCCATCGCTACGCCATGCCCTTGTTAGTTGACCAAGCCCTGCTCCTTCCTCGCGAGCTGATTTAAGCCTAGACGTAGGACTCCAACAGCGTGAGTGTGTTAAGGAAATACAAGACTCGTGTTCTATTAAACTACCAAGGGCTGCTGCTTTGGGTGTGTGGACCAGTGAGCCTGTTGTTCTTGTACTAAGGTTGGAACATACTTTTGAGCATTTTGTGGCACTTGAGCATAAACCTGGCTGCCAAATAGCCCTAGTAACCCAAAAATAACTACGCACATTCCTAAGAAAGATAGGCCAGCACCTACTGGTGTTTCTTTTGATAGCTGGTAAAGCCTAGCCATGTCGATGTAATCAAATAGTGCTTTGCGTGCTAGGTGAGCAAACCACACTGCAATAACAGGAGTAGCCAGTTTAGCTAAAAATGGTAGAGTAAGATTGCCACCATTTGGATCGCTTAGGACCAAGTATAACACAATAATAAGGCTACCACCAATTAAAAATAAGTTTCTAAAACGAGGAATTTTCATGTTAATCTTTCACGTTGGTTAGGTGTTTTATTGTTAAAACACTTTTACGCTGTTGTTGAGCACAAACACCGTACATTTGAATAGTGGTGATATAGTGCTCCAGTAGATAGGTTTCCATTGGCTTTGCAGCGTCGTACAGCGGTAGTGGTTCACACAGCCTTAACAAGTTACTGTCAACGTAAATCTGTTTTTGTTGGATTACTTGTTTTGGATTTTCTGGAACTGAACTACAGCCGATCAACATTGTAGCAAGCAAAATGCAGAATAAATGTAGTTTTTTCATTCTTGGTTTACTCTTTGAATTGCTTGGTTGATGCTATCCACAAATTCTGGCTGTAGGGTACAACGACCTTCTTTTACAATAATCGTAGGCTTTGACTTTACTTTTTGTAGGATGGTCTGTACGTCCACAACCAGCTCAGACTGCTTTTGTACTAAGTCCGTGTTAATGGTCTGGAGGTTAGCCTCTAAAACATCAAGCTGATTGTTTAGCTTGGACTCATAAGCCTGAAACTTTTGATCACATTCTAGGTTGGCGGTTACGTATCCACGGTTATAGACCCAGCTGTAGGCCAACCCTAGAAACCCTAATACTGCTCCAACAATTACTAGTTGAATAATGTACTTATTAAACATTAGCGGTGTACTCGTAGCTGAAAGCTAGCTACACGCGTATTGCCTGCAGTAGTTTCGTAGGCAATGTTAATGATGAAGTCTTGGTAGACCTGTACTTCAAGGTCGGTATTGCTAATAGTAACTTCAATGGCATTACCGTCCTTAGCACGACATTTGACCACCACAACGCCTTCAGGAACATTAATTGGTGCAGCGCTTCCTACTAGCTCCATTGGTTCTAGTAGTGCAGCACAGTCTAGGCGATAAACAATGGTTTCTTTTGCGTACTTTTCCACACGTGGTAGTACCGACCCCGCAGGTTTAATTTGAACTGTTGGCATTATGTATCCTGTACGACTAGAGTTACTTCATCTTCATATCGCAGACCTGCGGGTGTTGTATTTACAACTACTGTTGCTTTGTAAGTAACACCATCAGTTCCTGCAGAAACTACTACTTTCACCAAGTTACCACTAATAGTGGGAGTTGGTGCAGTTAGTGGGGTAGTGTTGGTACCTGTTACAACACTAATAGTTACTGAGGGGGTAGTAAGAGTGTCCACTCTACCAGCTAAAACAGTAGTATAGTCAATATCGAAATCTAGAATTTCATTAGGTTGTTTTATCATGGATCCTAAGATTGCCATATTATCCTCTCGTTGTGGTGGTAAAAGTCTTGCTCTTGGTTTCAGGTGTAAATAACTTGGTTCTTGAGTCTGAAACAAGTGAAACCGACTTGGCTGTTGGACTAAATAACTTTGTTCTAGTAGCACTTAATACTGACAAAGTTTTTATGCCCGCTTCAATAACCTTAGTTCTTGTCGTACTAACAGCAGTTATTGCTTTAGTTGTAGCAGTAACTACCTTAGTACGTAAGTTACTTAAGTAGTTAATAACACTATTTTGCCAGATATCTACTGTGTGGTTATATAAACTACTGCTATTGCTATATAGACTTGCTAGCAGCACTCTGATCGAACTAACTGATCCGTTATATAAGGTGCTGGTGTTAGTATATAGACTAGCTAGTAGCACTCTAAATGAACTAACTGTGTGGTTGTATAAATTGTTCACACCCGCAAAGAGTGGGGCAAGTAGTGTGGTTAGTGTGGTTTGTGTTGTTGTAGCGTACCGTGGAGCTAGTGCATTGTAGTTTTGTAGTACTTCTTGTGCAGAGAGTGCTCTGTTGTACATCATAAACACAGGGAGTTTTCCCTGAAAATGACGTTGCGCTCCGCCTATTCCGTCCCCTAGGTGTATATTACCACCATGCACTAAAGCATCTGGATTTGCTACAGTCCAATCTAGAACACCATTAACGTATCCTGAAACAGATGACGGTGTATAGGTTACTGCTAAACAATACCAGTTATTATTTGATAACAATGTTGGCGATTGGTATTCCGTACCACCTGAACTTGGACGAAATCCCCAACGGTTGCTAGGATTATCTCCACTATAGATTTTGGTCATTAATCTATAACCATTACCAAAATTTTGAGTTGCTATAATTTCTTCGGGTCTTGTATTTTGTGGATAGATAAAACAAAACAAAGTCATTGATGCCGGAGTGTTTGAAGCATTACCTGTTATTTGAACATGATCATCAATCCCATCAAAAACAACAGCTCCAGAGTTATCAGCAGTATAGCTCGGTCCGTTTGTTAGTGTTCCTATATTACCACTACCACTTAAATCACTCCAGGTTGTTCCAGTTCCAGAATAACTGTTAGGATTAGCAGCATCTAAATGAATTACTAGGCCGTTGGACACAATAGTGGAGGGGGGCTGCTCTAAGTAAAGTGCGTCATTTGGTGCTTTGAAAACCTGCCAAGGATTTTGACTAATACTTAGTAGTTCTTTATCTGACAGACTGCGATTCCAAACCATTACTAGAGGTATGGAACCGTTAAAAGTTACTGAATCAAAAGGATCTCGACCAATAGTAGCATTTGTAGCCCCAAAAGCACCATTAATATTAGTGGTAGTGTTAAATACCCGCTCTACACCATCAATCCAGCCACGGTGGTTATTAGAAGCCCTACGGGTAAATACCATAACGTGTGGCTTACCGTCTGCAACATTAGGTCCGCCACCAGAACCATAACTAGGACGCATTTGTATTAAGTTGCCAGTTAAGTCTCTGCAAGTAAACTCAGCAGTACTAAAACTTTCATTTTGGCCTGCTACAATTTTTACAATTTGTGTGCTATTAGGGCGTTCTACGTATAGACCATAACCACCACCATTAGTAATTCCAGTAAAATTACTAACTATTGCTAGTATAGTCCAAGTAGGGTTTAGTGAAGCTAAAGCAGTTGGTGATGCTTGCCAGTATGATGTAGCACCGTTTGCACTGTAACCAATGCCAACTGGTGAAGTTACTTTGAGGGGTGTAGGACTAGTGCCAAGAAGCGTAACTGTAGGGTCTGATACAGCAGCATTAACGGCTTTTACTAACCCTTTAGTGATCGGATTGGACCAATTAATCTTTGTTGATTTTTGAGGTTGTTTTATTTGTGGCTTGGTTTTTACCCTCACAAAACTTCGTGGGCGGGGTACGGAGGACAAGTAGATTGGTTTGTCAACTGATTTAAAGATTTGCCACGGATTTTTTGATAGTGCATAAACTTCTTGTGGACTTAGTGCGCGATTAAATCCTAACCCTAGCAAGTTTTGGGTATTTGGGCCACTGCTGGCATCAGTACCGCGATTGATAAAACCTAGAGAAAAGTTGTCTAGAGTAGATATTGATCCAGAAGCAGATCCAGTGAATCTACTGGCAGTAATATCTACACCATTTCTGTAAATAGTAAGAGCGCCAGTTCCATCATAGACACCAATCCAAACTGCGAGTTCAGTACCCCATATGGGTTGGTATGTACCAGCTTCAGCACTACTAAGACCGCCACCATCTACTGTTCTGATAACAGCGCGTACTTGTGCACCAACCCCGCCAGTTGGTAGACTTCCTTGGAAAGCAAATAGCTGATTGCCAGCACCATTTGTACCAAAACCACCAACCAAAAATGCAGTAGTAGCGTTTTCTGGAATAGTACAGTAGGCAACAATCGTGGCTGCGCTGCCCATCGTTTTGACTGTTTTTGTTAGACCATTGACCGTGGTGTCGTTTGGATTTTTAAGTGCAACACCGTAGGGAGTTGGTAGATATGTCGGAGTACCAACACGTATCAGTTGAGGGTCTGGCGCAGCTGGATTGATTGCGACCACTAAGCCCTGTGTAAGGGGATTTGACCAGTTGATCTTTGTGGGGGTTTGTGGTTGTGTTTTTCTTATGCGGCGTAGTACTGGAACTGAACGTCTTGTTAGGCTTTTAGCTGCAACATAGATTGGTTTTGTGGCGGGTTTAAAGATTTGCCAAGGGTTTTTTGCTAGGGATAAACACTCGGCATCCGTCAGGAACTGGTCGGATACAGCAAAGAACGAGCAAGAAGCATCTGCAGTTCTTGTGGGATTGCC